ACGCCGGAAGGCATGCCTGACGCCCATGTGGCGCATCCGGCCCTTGCGCGGACGTAATCCAGCCCGCAAAAGGCATTGTTGAGAATATAGGCCGTGCCTTCGGGAGCCTCCGAAAGATTCGCGCCGACATACCAGCCCTTCGTCGGGGCCGGAAATGTCTTGGTTTTCGCCACTTGCCCGCGATTGGCCTTGGTCTGGAGCGCCTTTGCCATCAACAGGTCGGGGTCACAACGGGCCAGTAGGTCGCAGGCATGACGGAGCGGCCCGACATGTCGATGGTCTTGTTCCCCGAATCATGCCCCCCCGCGCGCGCCCGTTCATTGTCCCATGTGCGATAGTCCTCCGCGTATTCGAGGCCCTTTGCCTGCTTCCACCGCCAGACCACGCCAAGTTTCAGGATGCGTTCAGGAATGAGCGACGTATCGGCGTCGGTCATGAACTGGTATTGCCGCGACACGCCGTCCGCGCCCAAAATCCAGTTTTTCGAGCGATATTCCCCCGTGATAGTATCGGTCGAAGCAAGGGCGGGCCAAATCTCGATTGATCCGCCCCAAAGCCGCCAGACAGGCCGTACGGGCTGAACAGGGAAAGCCTTCATCCCGACAAGCTGCGCATCCAGCACGGGGCCGATCAAGGGCATCAGTGGATAGGCCGAGGAATAGAACGGCGTTCCCGGCGCGATGCGGTCGAAATCGGCAGGAAGCGAGAACAGTGTCGTTGTGCCATCTCCGGTCATCGACCACAGGACTTTGATGGTCCGCCAGTCGAAAGCCGCCGCCGTCTCGTCGCCTTCGGCCTGAGCGAGCGCGAGCATCTGCATCGTGTCAGCATCCGACGACGAAATAACCGCCGTCGGAACTGGCATGTTGCAAAGCGCCGCCGCCTGCTGGATCACGGTCAGGATGGTCACGCGGCTTCAACCTCGCGCTTGCGGGAGGCGCGACCTTCGACACGGGCCGAGAGCGCGGCAAATTCCGCCTTGAGCGCCGCGACCTCTCCCCGAAGCGCGACGTTTTCAGCGGCGTATTTCTCGACGGCGCCCGACGATGCCGCCTGATCGAGGTAAGCCCTCGCCTTGGCGGACCATTCCAGCGCTCCCATGCCGAAAGCCTGTTTGCCGGAATCGTTCAGCGAGGCAAGCTGCTCGACCGTGCGGATGTTCTGCGCCTGAAATTCCTTGGCGAGCGCAGGGCGGATAGCCGCCCACTGGCTCAGCGGGGTGCCGCTCATCTGGCCGTCTTCATCCGCGCCAGCCTTGAAGAGAGAATATTCCTCGTCGTATTTCTTGCGGTCCTCGTCGGTCGCCAGCCGCTCCACAATGGAGTTGCGGTCGCCGGGGATGATGATCCGAATGTGGTCGCGGTCCTCGTAGATCGGGCGCCCCGCCTCTTCGGATTTGAAGGGCATGTGCACGGGTTCCGAGTAGAAGGCAACGATCAGGCCATGTTTTGCAGTCATGTAAACCTCTGTTGATGGAGGAAAGGCGCGCGAGTTGCCCCGCGCGCCCGTTGGATCAGTTGGTCTTGGCGATATATGGCCATTGGACATTGGCTTCCAGAACGCCGGTCGCCGTGACGGTCACGCCGCTGTTGGTCGCCGAGGCGTTGCCGCTCATCTGAATGGCGGTGATCTTGCCAGACGGGCCGGTCGTGATGCCCGAAACCGTCAGGCCCGCGATGCCGGTTCCGTTCAGCGTAGCGCCGAAGAACGGGCCAGAGCCGAGGGTCGCAGAGCCGAGGGTCGGAGTGATCACGTTCGAGCCGGAAGTGACGTTCGCCGTAAAGGTGAAGTTCGCCACCGAGAACGAAAGGGGCGTGATCTGGTGCGTCGTGACGGTCGGGGACGCCGGGACGTTGATCTGGCCCGCCGTGGCCGTAGTTTCAGCCACAACGATGTTCGGCGTGATCGTGGCCGAGGCCAAAACCGGGGCGTGTCCGGCGCGGAGAACCCAGATATAATAGACGCCCGGGACGAGGGTCACAGAACCGGGGTTGAAGCCGGTCACGGTCGGTGCGAAGACTCCGCCGGAGAAGAAGCCGCACTCCGAGCCGTTCACGGTGTTGGCGGTGGTGCCGAGGGTCGCGTTGTAGTCCTTGTCCCACCAAAAGAACAGGCCGGGCTGCAGGGTCGTGGTGCTGGCGAGAGTGAGTTTGCAATAAACCCACTCCGCGCCGGATTCGCCCCACGTCACGCTTCCAAGCTTGAACTGCGGGCCGAGAACGCCGGTTCCGCCAACGATGGGGCCATCCACAACGAAGGGATTGGCGCCGAAATTGCCCGTCTGGGCAGTGACAACGGTCATGAGAATATCCTCGTGTTGAAGGGAGAGATCAGGCCGTCAGGACGCCCTGGAGGAAAGAGTTGGAAATCGTCATGTTTCCGGCCCATCCGAGCAGCTTGACGGTGGCGTCCTGCTGCGGGTTGGAGCGGTCGCCGCCGATCTCCACGAAGTTGCGCTTGGCGTGGGGGCGAAGGTAGATGTATTCCGTGTTCAGGAAGTACATCGAGTTCGCCGGAGCGCCGCCGCCGAAGCCGCCATCGAGCACAACGTCCGCGTTCATGAACTTGAGCGAGGTGAAGCCCGCCTGAGCCATCTTGTCGGAGGTGATGCGCTGGATCGCCTGCAGCGATGACAGGTAGAACCCGTAATACAGGTTGTCAGCTACGATCAGGTCGGGATGATCCGAGCCGCGCACGAGCGAAAACCAGAGCTTATTCATATAGCTCTGGATATTCGCCGCCGAGACAGCGGCGCCGCCGTTGGTGACGCCAGAGAACACCGCGTTCTGCCAGAAAGCCCAGGTAGCGCGCGAAATGCCGCCGACCGTGCCCGACGTGGGCGTCGTCGAAACGAGCAATTGCAGGCCGCCGATCTGGCGCCCGCTGTCCGCCGTGCCGTCCGAGTAGCAGTCCAGCGCGATGTTGTTGCGCAGGGTTTTCTGCGCGTTGGAAATGCGCTTGGCGAGCAGCTTGATGATCGCTTCCTTGCCGGAGTTCTGGAGCTGTTCCAGGCCGGAAATGGAGATAGCGGCGGCGGCCTGCTTGTAGTCGAACTCAGCCGCCGTGAAAACGTCGGAAGGCTGGATGTTCAGCAGGTCATAGCCGATGTAGCGCTTGAACGTGCCGTTCTCGTTGTATTCGAGTTCCTGCACGATGGTGCGACCGCCATCGACGGTTTCGACCCGATCCTTTTCGAGGAGGCGATGCAGGAGGGCATTGTTCTTGCTGACGTTATCGGCAAGTTTCCCCGTGCGATTGCGCAGGGTCGTGGTGACAATTTCGGAGAGATTGGGGGAAGCCATTGGCTAGTCCTCTATGGGGTTCAGACGGACCCCTCCGCTGCCTCGTATGCGGCGCGAAGGTCGTCCTCTACGGATGGTTGGGCGCGTTGCGAAGCGGCTCCCGGCGTCGGCGCCCCTTTGATGGGCTTTGACACTGCGGCGCGCGCTTGCGTGGCGGCGGCTGCCTTCTGGGCTGCCTGCGCATTCCCGTTCAGACCGGCTCCCTGCTCTTTGATAAGCTGTGCGCGGACTTCGGGAGTGATCCAACAGGCGGCTTCGTAGGCTTCTGGAATTGTATGCGCTTGGCCCGACTTGAGCAGTTCGGACATTTTCGGACGCACGTTCTCGAAATAGCGATTTTCCGCCGCGAATTTCTGAATTTCGCCTTGGAGTTTCGCCTGTTCCTGCTGTTGCGTCTGTTCCTCAATCCGTTGAAGGCGTTGAAGAATGGGCGCGATGTCGGGCGGCTGCGTGGCCGGTTGATTGGCCTGCGCTTGGCCCTGCTGCCCCGCTCCTGAGCGGGCCAGAATGGCGTTGGCGAGCGCCGCAGGGTGAACGCCGAAGCGTTGGCAAACCTGCGTTATGCCGCCGAGAAAATCCTGTTGAAGGGACACTTCAAAATTGCGGTACTGGTTGACCGCCTGAACGAGGTTGGTCCCGTTCTGCCTTGCAAGGTCCGCCAGGGGTTCGAGGCCCTTGTATTCCGCCAGCTTGGCGAAGCCCTGATTGATTTCCACCTCGCGCTGCGCGACAGCCGAGCGCACTTCGGGCGGCAGATGATCAAAAGCAGCCTTGGCGGCGGGAGACCATCCGGGGGGAGGCCTCGTCGCGGCGTTCGGATCGACGGCGGCGGTCTCGACGGGCGCGGCGGGATCGACGGGCGCGGGTTCAGCCGGGGCGGCGGCTTTCGCCGGTTCTTCCGCTTTCTTGGCGAATCGCCCCTGCTCGTCGCGCGCTCGTTGCGCGGCGGCGGCTTCCGTCTCCTCCGGCTCCGGCTCGCCCGTATCGGGAGGCGAAGGCGCGATGCCTTCCGCCTTGTCGAGTTCAGCCGAAAGGAGCGCAGAAAGTTCTTCGTCTTCGCCTTCCGGCGAGCCGTTCACGTCGATCATTATTTTTCAGGGGTTGCGCCGGGCGGTTGAAGTCCGCGCGACTGTCAGGAAAGAGCGTTAAAAACCTGCGCCACATCGGCGGTTAGATCAGCGCCTTGATCCATATCAACATGAGGCCGCGCCGCGCCCGCGTCGTTCCCCATGATTTCACAGCCCGCAGCCCGAACGGCGCGATAATAGGCCGCCTTGGAATCGTAATGCTGGCCGTCTGCCGGGTTCCACGTCTGTTCCATCGTGTCGCGTATCTGCATGGGGGATGGCAGATGCGAGCGGTTGGGACGTTCCCCGAAATGAGAAATGCAGTTGTGAGGCCATGGCTTCTCAAGCGAGTGCCAGCCTCCGCAGCATCGGCAAGAACGCTCGCTCATTGCGGCGCAATCCGCACAACGGCGGAAAGCGCATTCTGCTTTTGCAGTCCGAGCGCGATGTTGATGACTTCTTGTTTGAAGGAGGAAAGCCAAGCATCCGCCGCCGTGGAGGCCGTGGCTGTCTGCGTCGCAGCTTCAAGCCCGGCGATAAAAGACCCCATATCGGCCTGCGTCAGCGTCATCGACCGCGTGAGTGTGCCCGATGCGCCGGGAACGGTGGAGACGATCTGCACGGTGATCGAATCCGCGAAGGCCGGGGAAGCCACGAGGAGAAGTGCCGCAAGGAGTGTGCGTTTCAGCATGGGATTTCCTTAGTAGGCGAAACAAATGGCTTGCACG